CTTATTGCAAACCAGATGATTGCAAACAAAGATGAAATAGGCGGTAGCCAAGCCGCCATTGATAATAATGCTGTAGATCCAGCAGCTACATCTAATACTTCTTTACCTGAGTCCAACATAATTTAATCTTCCATTGAGTCGATATGTTCTGCAAAAGCAGCTATAACTGCATCCGTGTGTACAATAGCGCAAATAGCTTGTACTTCTAAGGTTTCACTTGAATAGTCATCGCCAGCAGATATTACTTTGCGGCTATATGCTGAAGAAATCTCAAGTCCATCATCAATAATTGCTGTCTTGGTGCGTACTTGTACGGCTTTAAACTCGCCAACAATTTCAATCTTATCTTCTGTTACTACTTTTTCTAATGCCATTATATTTTCCTATATGTACTTAGAATCCACTAAGTATAATTAATCTGTTGTTTTGTAACAAAAATTTAGCTGAATGTCTGCGAGAGCATTATTTATTTTCTCGACTTTTAAACCTGCCGTACTTCCATTTTCTGCGTTTGTTCTGAATTGCATCTTATTAGAATTTGAGGCTGCAAGTGCCGTTACGCCAGTAGAACCACTACCACTGTCTATTTGTACTGTGTAGGGCTTTGTAATTGTAATACTGTTAGCACTAATAACAAAGGGCAACCCACGCAACCAAATCTGCTGTGTAGGAGTCATGCCATTGTTAAGAGGGTCACCTTTGTCAATGTTATTCAGGTTAATAATTACATGAACTGTATTGCCAACCTTTGTGTAAAAAGCATTAATAGTTTCAATTGTTGCTAAATTACCGCCATCATTGCCACCATTGGCATCAGTTAGCTCTAAACCGGTTATTTCTCCTTCCTCGTAATCGTCTAACTTATTAGCTGCCACTGTACCGCCTAAGTAAACACCTGAAGCAAGATACAAATCCTTGAATCTATTTGATGAAGTCCCTAAATCAGCAGCATTGTCATTTCCATTAAAGCCATCAGTTGTTGGCCTCAGGCCTGATTGGCTAAACCTGAACCCACCGAGGTCACTTCTTAAAAACGCTTCGCCATTTGAGTTATAACCAATAACAGACTTTGTAACTCCATTCGCCTGTAAATCAATAATAGTGCCGTTTGCGTTATTTCTATTTACGGTTAATGGCGAAGAACCACTGCTTGTAGCAGTTATAGTGCCAGTGGTTAAAGAAGCAGACCGGATTTCACCATCTTGTCTAAGCTCTACATGGTCTAAGGTTTCATTATATGCAAGTGCATTAAGTAAGAAATTACCCTCTTCATCAAACCTTGCAATTTCTCTAGCGTGTTTTCCAATGCCTTGCAGGTGTGTTCCAAAAGCTAAATAAGTTGAAGGAGTTACATCTTCAGAGCCACAAACTATAAAGCCCTTTGTCCCGTCATTATTTCCATCTGAATCATTAAAATCTATTGCACCGATTGGCTGCCCAGCTTTAACACCGCCATCAATATTAGTAATGGTTAGGGTTGTTGAAGATTTATCACCAACTCGCAAAGTTTGTGAGGACAAATCAAAAGATTGACTTAAGTTGTAAGTGCCAGCTCCGCCAGTGCCAGTTCCGAATGATTCGATAAATGTATTAGCGGGTATATCGGGTGAGTCGTAAAGAACCTGACCAACAGCTAGAGTAGCACTGCCACCACTAGCAACAGTTAAAACTCCAGCAGAAACAGTACCTGTAAAACTGCCAACTTCAGCGGGCGTACCTCTAATTTCTATTGCAGAAGCAGTCTGACCCGTACTCCCTGCCCCTGTAATAGTCCCGAAACGAGCAAATCCAACAGAACTTAAAGTTTCAACTATACATTCACCGTCAACTTTTAATTGAGCGTTCGAAGTTCCATTATCACCTAACCGTAAATTACCAGTTGCACTATCAAACCTAGCTTTTGTTAATCCAGTCTCATCATGAAATAAAATATCTCCATCAGCATTGGTGGTTAAAACTGAATATGTGTTAGTCCCATCAAATCTAGTAAATTGGTGACCTCCAAAACTACTAGCACCACCTCTTGAGCGGTAAGCGGTTGCTGACCCAGAACAGCCAATTCTTAATTCAGAAGCAGCTACATCAGTGTTAACAGAATAGATAAAGGGTAAGCTACTGCTGGCTTTCAAATCGTTAGCAGTCAACGAAGTAAAAGTTACAGTTGTGTCTAGCTGTGCCTTGTCTGTGTTTAAGTTTGTAAAGTTCGCATCCACTTCCGTATTGGTAAGCGGTGAACCTTTTCCTGCTCTTGTTACGATAGTAGACACGATAAACCCCTTATACGCTAATGGTTACAACCCAAGTGATAGCTAAAGTATCTGTCGCAGATTTATTTACGACATCAAACTTAGTGCGACAAAGCATATTGCCAGAAGTGCTTGCATTAAAAATACCAGCTTCAGTCAAAGCGCCAGTTGCATCACCAGGCTCAAACGTAGAGGTGTATGTAATAACACCAGGAGAATCGTTTACAGCGGCATCTAAAGCTTCACGGTTGCCAACTTGAGTTTGTAGGGCAGTATCACTTGCGGCAGCAGCATTTGTGCCTGATCCTAAAGCCATGTGCGACATAACCGCTTGGCTAGTACCAAGCATACGCTGGTTAATAAAGGTTAAACCAGTGTTTACAACAAGGTTTTTGATCTCTTGGCGTGCTTTTAGATTGCCTTTTTCATCAGTAAGTGTCAGAGTAACATCACCAGTTACTTGCATTTTATCGTTAATCATTTTGTTTACCTTTAAATGGTTGCGCTTTCACCAACAAAGTCAGCCGCGAAATAGTCTATATTGCAATAATCCTGTGAAACAATTAGTCCTGAATCAGATGCTCCGATTGTATCACTTTTATTTGTAGATATGCTAAAACTAAAATCTTCAGCAGCATCTAAGCTTTCTGAGCGACCCAAACCTATTAATACCGTGTAATTGTCTTCCGTATTCGCTGTATCGGATACTGGTTTGCTCAAACTTAACGAGGAATTATCAGAAACTGTAGATGAATCTTGTATTTCTCGATCTAATTGCCATTTAAAATCGTCTTGGACGTTAGCCGTATCAGTAAAATAGCTAAATATATAATAATATCCAAACTGGATTGCAGTAATTGCTTTCTTAAACTGAATAGCAGCAATAGCCTTCTTGTATGCTATTTTAAAAGTTAGCATTAGAAATCATCTCGTAAATAAAATTCCATTATCTCATAGATAGTTTCAACTAGACCGTCAGAATAAGTTATCTCAATTTCGCCTTGGTAATAACCGGCATCGAGGTTCAAGTTGCCTGGAGCAAAAGAGAATGTGGCAATGCCATTAGCAAAGTCACTACCTGAGTCTGCACCAAACATGGTAAATAATACTGTAGTTGTATCTTTCTTTCTAAACTTCATGCGTACAACGCCGCCTGCAAAGCTTACTACTGAACCATCGTCTTCACGGGTTACGGTAGCTCTGATTTGTGGTGCTGAGTCGCCTTTTACTAATGTATATATGTCCATCTTAAACCTCTAAAGTTACGGCTGCTGCTGCGCCTTCTGATGCGTACACGCCAAAACTACCCCAAAAAGCAATCCTACCGTTTACGTTGCTTTTAAGCCAAAGCTCTATTGTATCACCAGGATTAATGTTTTCTGAAGTGTCTACAAATTCAGTATAACCAGTATTGGATTTACTAAACGACTTATAGGCAGAACTAGAACCGTTTTTTCTGAACTGCCCGTAGGCTGTTGTGCTACTGTTACCGCCTGCAATAGTGGCCTTTGTTCTTATAGCCCCATCTACTCCTATTGCAATTTCAGCAACTTTCACATAAGTGGCGATATTCGTTTGCCCACCTTTAATTGAGACAGCCAAAACCTGATCGCCAGCAGTTACAGTTCTAGTAGCGCCTTCAATTATAAGTTGTGAGCCTGTCCAACGCATATTTGCGCCGTTAGGATTTCCAATGCTAAATTTAGGAGTTCCGCCTACATTACCTAAAAAGAATCCAGTACCTGTATTAAATGCTGTTTGACCAGAGCGAATGTCACCGCCAGTAGGTAAGGTTACATCGCCTAATGTTCCGCTTGCAGCAGTTAATGTACCTCTGAATACAGCGTCATTAAACTCAGCGTCACCAGCCTTATCTATCTTCCATCCGGCAGTGCCTGATGAGTAAGCCGCTGACTGTATAGCTCCAGTTATCTTTACATTAGTAACAGCGCCATCTTCAATGTTGCCGTTTTTAATTCCCTGACTGCCAATAATAAGGCTTGTTTGACCTCCAGCGGTTACTGTATCAATGCCAACATTATCAATTCTTAATCTATTTGCTTCGACTAAGCCAGTTTTAATTAATCCACCATTAATAGTAGTAATTTCACTGCTGTTTGCATCAGCAAGCTCAGTATTTAAATTAACAAAAGTAACGATACCGTTAAATACAAAACTTGGGACAGGAGTAGCAAACTGTTTACTCTGTGTAGCTCCAACTCCAAATGTGGCTTCTTGGACGGAAAACATACTAACCCAATAACTTTTGTCGCTACCGTTTATAGATGGCGGGTTTCGTGACCAATATTGTGTAAGGCCACTAAATACACCTGTAGTAAAATTGTAAGCACCTGAAGCACTTGGCGTTGACGGAGTGTTTGTTGAGCTTAGTACATAATAGACGTAACCTGTAGCATTTCTTGGGCCAGTATCGCCATCAACAGGGTCAACTAATGTAGTAGCACTAACCTGGGACGAAAGAGCAGATTCATTTCCGCTAAAGTCTACAGAACTAAACTTATAAAAATAAAGAGTATTAGAGTTTAACCCTCCATTAACAAACTCACAGGCTGATGCAGTCCAAGTTCCGTTTATGTTTCTAGGACGGCAAGATACATTAGCCATAAGAGTGTACTGACCACCTGATACACCCCTGTAAACATTAACGTGAGATAAATCTGTGTCCACAGGTGTAGTAAAACTAAGGCTAATAGATTTAAATGCAGCGGTTGCAGTGGGAGAGGTTGGCACACCAGGAGCAGTTGTATCGCCAGCACCAGCAGTTGTAATGCTAACAGCATCACTCCTAACGCCCATTGCGTTTACAGAAAACACACTTACGTTATATGAAACACCTATTTCAACGTCTGTTAGCTCTGTCTGTAAAGTAGTAACTCGAATAGATCGGTAAGCATCATTACCTTCAGATGTTTTTTTAAACTCAACGTCATAAGCTTCAACAAATGAATCTGGAGCGGCATCCCAAGATATAGTTATTCTAGGTATAACCGTTCCGTCACTACCCAAAAATGTACTGGCTGCACCCGTAAGGTTTGTAACTTGTGCAACAGCAAAAGGATTAGGTAGATTTGGCACATTAAAGGCATCTTGAATAGGCGGTTGATCGTAGGTGTATATACCAGCATTGTATTCAACAAGTCCAACAGTTACGGTGCCATCATAATTCAATGACAGCTCTTCTACTTGGTATAGCTTCGGCGTTAAATTTGATGACAGTGTTGGATGTACAACAGTAACAGTGTCAGCCACAGAAACATTTAAAGCTTCACTAGTAGCTTTGAACTGTACTCTTTTGGCATAACGTGATCTGAATAATATTACCTTTGCAAGCTCTCTAGCGACATACGGGCTAGTTACAGCCTCTAAATCTACTCGAAGCAATAAATCAGTGCCATTATCTTCCGTTTGAAACAATGCGTGCTGTGCTTGCTCGTAAGTGCTTCCATTAGGATTAGGCCAAGATATTTCATCAGGCTCGTAATTTACTATATTGTTTGGGAATTTAGTTACTACACGATTATATTTATCTTCTTTAGATACGCCCTTAATTTGTAAAGCACTTGTCATATTGTCAATGTTAAATTCAAACGAGCTATTTCGTGCTTTATCTATTCTTAATGAATACAAGCCTTGGTTGAAAGGCAAAAAACCTCTGCAACCCATAAGCAAAGTTTCTATATTATCAAATATGCTTTTATCAGTTTGTAAAACGGCATGACATTGAAACACTGGAATTGTACCCACAGCATCAACATAAGGCGTTACTAATTCATCACAATCAGTTGCAGCAGATCCGATAGAATCTATATCTATTGCACTACTTGGAAGACCCTTACCAAATCTTGTATTGGACAAATAATCTCTAATACATAAAGCTGGGTTTAAAGACCAAGTCCAAGTGTTATTATTTCCCAGTCTTTGGGTATTAACGCCCACACTTGCGTCATAAGCGGAGCTAGTACTGTCTTGCCGTGGATCATAAACTCTTCTGCCTTTAACCAAAGCGGTAATTTCAGGAACGCCTTGGAAAGCCTTAGTATTCCATTTGAGTTTCAATGCGACATATGCAACACCAGATAGTTTATGTGTAGAGTCCCAATCTGCATCTGCTTCATTCAAAAAAGAAACAGAAGATTGATTATCGCCACCAGTCTTGACTGTAGCAGTTACTAGCCCATTATACTTAGCATCACTTATAGGATTCCCGTCTAATTCAATATCAGTAATTGACTCGACTCTACCTTCACATAAAGTAAGAACAACATACAAAAACTCATTAGGGTCGCCACCTGATACATTTTTAGACGACATAAAAACACGAACGCCACCCAATCTTCTTTCGCCGTAAACTACTGGTATTGGCTCAATGTTAGATTCTTTATTTACAAGAACACCAGCCATAGCTCTGGCTGCTTTTTCTGCTTTCTTTTGTGCTTGTACCGCCATTACATAAGAAGCAACACCGACACCAACTGCAATCCATAGAAGTATCATTCTTTACCCCACCTTATATCTTTGACTGACTCAGCAGCAAACCGAAACCCTTTATCATCTGGAAAGAATACTTTTTGAGAGTTGTTATTTGTACGTCTTCCATTTTCTTTCTCAAAGTCTTTCCAATGAGAGGCGCACTCAACAGTTAAGGTGCTTGAATCTTTTGAGTCAGCAATATCAAAACCAGTAACTAATCCTTGAAATACTAAAAACCTTTGACCTATTACACCGTCACTGTCATTCATAACAGCTCTATACACTTTAACCGGCGCATCTAGGTATGTGGATTGGCCTGAAGTTTCAGATAAAAAGATATTATTAAAATATGGATCTACTCCAGAGAGCGATATATTTAATGTGTTTACTCTTAATCCTTGCGTTTCTTGCGGAGCATCTACGCCGATTAGATGACTACTTGATGTCCAAGTACTACCTCCAGAATATACGTTTCTACCCCAATCAGTAATTCTAATAGTCGTACTAAAATCAAACTGTATTAGAGTTGCCAGGTTAAAAGAATCTGAAGCAAGTGCAGCGATAGTATTACTGTGAAGACCTCTTGGCATTAGATAGCCTCTATAAAATCAATTTCAAAGTCTAGCAAGGATGCAGACCCCAGATCGTAAGACTGGATGTCATTAGCTAAACGAACAGTCATAGAAACCGTGTCCTTGTTTATGGTTACATTGTTTGCTACCGAAGCAACGCTAGGAGGTTGAAACTGTAAACTACCATTAGAAGACAAGTCAGAGGTTATCATGTAGTTTTTTGTATGATTAGCAAACTTAAATAAATCACCAGCTTTAAACGTACCGCCTGTAATGCCATCAACAGCAACAGAAGTTGAGCCGACTGGCAGCGTGGTTGACAAGTTAGCCTTAACTGTTCCAGTAATCCCTCCAGACTTAAAAGAAATCTGCGGTATTTTAATAGTAAAAGTTTCATTACTGCCTTTTTGCAGCATCAAAAAAGCCATAATAGGAGCAAACTCTTCTCTAGTTAATCGAGAATAAGATGCAGTGAACTCCCATCTTTGACCGCCAATATTTCTAACCTGTGTACGTCCTGATAAGCTCTCACTAGACAAGTTAAAAAACTTACTAGTAAAGCCAACAGACTCAAAAACAGGTGTATCAGGATATACTCCACTCATGTTATTGATGCCCTTCCGCGATTGTTAACTGCTCGGTTAACCATATTTATTATCTGACCCCTGCGCGAATTTAGCAAATCATCAAATCCGGCAGTGTCATTAGCTTGTATTGTGAAGTTTACACTAACATTTTGCGCCTGTTGCATTGAACCTTCACTATTCATGGCTGATTTAAGGTTTTCATTTGTAGCTATTCTACCTGATGTTCCCATAGTTAGAAGCTCTGGCCCACGCTCACCTACTAGATAAGACTCTCCACCTCTAACCTGACCACCGTTAGCTCTAGCAAGACCTGCAACAGTTTGACCAGCGATAAGACCAACACTAACAGCACCCATTGCTTGTACTTTACCAGCCATAGCAATACCTGCTGGCCCTGGTAAAGCGGCCATCATCCCCATAGCCGCAACTTGTGTAGAAACTATAGTTTGAGCAATTGCAATTCCTTGTTGCAGCAAGAAGAAAGCTTTGTATGCAGCAGATTCTTCGCCGTAAGCAGCAGCAGCCATTGAAGTCAATTGACCAGCAATTCCTGCCGCCTGTCCTAAAAGCTGTTGATTAACCGCATTCCGAAGTTCAGCTTTTTTCTGCTCTTCTTCCGTAGTAATAGCAACCCGTTGATTAGCGGCATCTTGCTCAATTTGCCCCTTAGCGATATTAAATTGCTCTGCGCTAATTAGGTTAGCATCACGATCAGCAGTTATACGGGCTAAATCTTCAGCAGCGTATGCAGATACCAATTCTCTCTCGCTCATCAATGACTGTTCAATTACAGCAAGATTCTCTTGAGCAGCTAATTTCTTTGCATCTCTTTTGACATTTTCTTTAGCAAAGAATGTATCAAGATTATCTTCGAGCTTATCAGCGTCAGCTTTGGCTTTAACAGCAGCTTTGACAGCAGCGGCATCATCTTTGATTTTTTGTGCAGCCGCATCCTCTTCTGCTTTTTGCAGAGCTTTAATTGCATCAATTTCTTTTTGTAAAGCAACAGCAGATTCTAATGACGCTTCGGTAGCACCTCCCTTTATTGCATTGTATTCTAAGAGCTGATCACCAGTAAGCGTTAGCTGTAATAACTCATCAGATAGCTTTTCTATATAATCTTTTTCTGCGTCTGCGGCAGCAATAGTAGCTGGAGTAACTCCGTTCAAAATATCTTTATAAGTTTGTAAAGAAATGCCATTCTCATCAACTACGGCTGCCATCTCTAATATTTCTTGACGAAAATGTTTAATTGCATCTGGACTTAAAAACTTGCCCTGCATTTTAAGAACATTATTTAGTTCAGCTATTCTTTCTTCAGCTTTTTTTACATTCTTTTCCGTTTTTAGCATCTCTTCTGCTATGCTAATTTGTAGAAATTCTTTTTGAGCTAAAGTTAAGTCGTGATAAGTGTCTTTTAAGCTTTCCGCTGAAGTATCTAATTCACTAACAGCACTAGTGGTATCTGGCAAACTTTTATATGCAAGCCCTGCAAGTAAAGCACCAAAAGCAATAAAAGCACCAAAGACAGCGCCACCTGGGCCAAAGATAGAAGCAAGTTGCGGCCCCTGTTGACCAATAATAATGAAAGCGTCAGTTCCAGACTGTGCCTGTACCGCAATATCCTGCAACTGGAAAGAGGCTTGCTGAGTAGCGCCTCGCATAGCTTTGAATGGAGCTACAGTTTGACCCGCTCCCTTACCAACGCCTTTGGTTTTCTTCTCTGCTTTCTCGCCAGATTTAGCTAAATGATCTAATGCGGTAGCAGCTTCTTTAGCGCCTTTTGTTTCAACGCCAATGATTAGCGTATTCATTTCAGCCATGATTATTAGTCTCTTTAGAATGCAATAAATCAAGCGATCTAATTGCATCTACCTCAAAAGTAGATAAGTTGCCATAGATAGCCATGTAATCTTTGATTTGAGTATAACTGATAACGCCACTGGAAGCATTCTTGAGAGACACGAAAAGAACCCACAAATAAGTGAGTTCATCACGCAAAGTAGGTTTCTCGTCTAGCTCTTTAGGGTTTCTACCTAAAGATTTTGCTATTTGATTTAGATTATCTAATCGGCTAACTTTAGAACCTTTATCATAGCCAGCAGCCCAAAAATGCCACTGACCAAAGGCTTCTAACTCTTCAATTAGCCCTTGATAAAATTTTTGCGGTCAGCTACAGCAGCATCTAACTGAGATGCAACATTAGGTGATTGATTATATAACTTAGCAGCAACCTTTGGGCTGAACTTAACATCTTTACCTTGATCTTGAAGCCCTCTCCAAGATTTAGTCACCGATACAAGAAGATCAATATCACCACCCTCTTCCTTATTAAGCAGCTTCCTGTGATAAGCCCTGACAGCCTCTCTGTACGCTTTAGAGTCCACACCCATTACGGTTACATAGAAATCAGTTTCTTTGCCGTCTAAGGGGCTTTTAATGCATATCTCAATGCCTTCGTTGTGCGCGTCAGCAGTGTACAACTGTTTTAAATCCATAATCTCTCTCCAGAGTTAATTAAGGGGCCTTTCAGCCCCTTTAGGTTTGTAGCTTTTATATTACTAGGGTTGGCGTGTAATTTTCAACTGGGTTGCTGCTGTAGAATCATAAAGAGCTACAAAATCCAATGAAATAGTTACTGCACCAGGGCCTACTGCTTCTGGGTTGCCAGAGTTGTACTTAATTTTAGGCATTAGGAAAACATAATCTTTTCCTGCTGAGTCAGTTAATGTGAACTGCAAAGAAGACTCTGTTTCGTTCACAAACTTGTTAAGCAATGTAATGTCTTCAAAGTAAGCAGTTACGGAACCTGTCACAGTAGACTTACCGATAGATGGCTCAAGAGTCGTATCTTGACCAACAACGTATAGTGCTTCCATACCGTTATCAATACTTAGCTCTAGTCCAGTAACAATAGCAATAGAAGATCCGCCTTCAGTAATTGATCCAGTAAATGAGTCAAATGGCGGTGCAGTAGTTTCCGCAGTGTAAGTAGAACCAGATATGGCTGATCCGTTTGCCGCAAAGCCGCTACCAATAATTCCAAACGATCCTGTAATCATTGAATTAGGTGCAACAGACAAAGACATTGTATTAATACTGCAACCAGTAGATCGCAAATACTTATTAATATCTTCATGGTGTCTCTCGATAGTAAAGCTTCTGCGAGTTGTACCTGCTTTAAGAATGTTAGCTGCCCAAGTTCCTGCTAAAGCAGCTTCAATAAAGTCATCAAATGTTCCATAAGACAGCTCGATGTTTACATCACCAGAAACACTCTTGTTACCGTGACGGAAGTGTGCGATCTGACGATCATCGCGCAATTCTTCTGATTCGATTGCATCTTTAGATAGACCCAAAGTTGTACCAGTATGGCGCAAATTCTGAAAGCCTGGGGTGCTTGGCGTAGTGCCAAACGTGGTTTCGGCTATGTACGCCAAATTGTGTCGTGAACCTGTTGCTATAGTCATAATTTACCTCGGCGCTACATGAGCCATATAATTAATTGTTACTGAAGTGACGAATCTTTCTTCGTCAATAAATCCTGCGTTTCTTGATACATTACCAAGCCGAACATAAACACCATTGTACAACAAATCAGTACCACGTTTAAAATGGTCAGCAATAGCATCTAATTTCTTCTCTGAAGCTCCTCTGCCTTTACCTGCTGGAGCAAACACATCTATTTGGTATATACCTACATATTCATCTAAACCGCCATTACCTAAGCCTGCTTGAACTGTAGGGGCTGGTAAATGAGTCGGCCTTAGATATAATTTATTCTTGACTGGCTTAAAACCAATATTTTCCCAAGCTATAGGGGATCGGCCTGCAAGAGAGTCTAATCTCACATCTAATGCTGTACTAATATCTGAAAACACTGTACTCATTTGACTACCTTATTTATAGCCTTATCAATTGCTTGCTGAAAAGCCGCTACATTAACTCTTACCATTCCAGCGGGAGCCTGAGTAGAGTATCCAAACTCAATTCTACCCGCATAAGGAAGATTGTTGGCTAAGTACAAATTTTGACCAGTTGAAGACTGAACTACTTTAGTTATACCGGCTATAGTGTTAGCACCGTTAGTATCTCGTATATCTAAAATAGACTTCTCTGGCGTAGACACGCTTGCTTGCCAGTTAG